ACTTCCTATGGCCAGAACCAAAAACGGTACCATGAGATTATATGAAGACGAAAAAGGACTATACTTTGAAGCAGAGTTAGCAAACACACAAGAAGCAAGAGATCTATATACACTTGTATCTCGTGGTGATGTTGATCAAATGTCTTTTGCTTTCCGTGTTATTCGCCAAAAGTGGAATGATGACCGTACAGAAAGAAGCCTAACAGAGGTCAGCCTTGCTGATGGTGATGTATCAATCGTCACATATCCAGCATACCCAGCAACCTCAGTAGAAGCAAGAGAAGCCATTAAGAGAGCCATTGCTGAAATAAAAGAGGGCAGAGAAGTAAGTGGCGACTCATTATTAGTATTAGAGAGCATCTTTGGAGACTTAACAGAAGGTCATGAATATGTCATGAAGGCTGTAGAAGTCATGGGTGCACTACTTGGTAACAATGGAGTAGAAGGCGAAGAAGAAGAGTCTGAGTCTCCATTAGAAGAAGTTGAAGACCAAGAATTAGAAAATTCTTCAAACATCATTGATGTAGTAGATGTTCCTGGACAAGGTGCAAAGATTGTTGGAGATCATCCATCAGTTCTAAACTTCCTACCAGATAATCTACCAAGATCAATGTCTCTACGCTTAGCACAAGCAAAGAGAAACACAATAAAATAATATTCCTATCCTAAACGATAGGACTGAAGTCGGAGTTAGGCTCACACCCGTAAGCGTCGTGAAATCCATAACCACCACCTCAACTTAAAAATACTCACAAAGGAGAACAACAAATGTCTTATTTAGACAAAGTAATTGAACGCCGTGATGCAGTTAAGGTAGAGTTGGACGCAGTTCTTGAGGCAGTTGCTGCAGAGAACCGTACAGACCTTACAGAAGACGAAGCAGCAAAGGTTGATACACTTGTTGAAGAGTCACGCTCACTTGATTCAAAGATTGAAAAGTTGACTGCACAGGCAGCAGCAGATGCTAAGGCATCAGAGGCTCGCTCAGCAGTTGCTGAAGTTGCAATGCCAAAGGTTGGCGGAGCACGAGTAACATCTGAGGCTCGTACATACACACCAGAATCATCAACATCATTCGTAAAGGATGCATTCGCAGCAAAGTTCAGCAATGACTATGCAGCACAAGAGCGTCTTGCTCGTCACACTCGTGAAGAAGAGATTGAGCGTCGTGATGTAGGAACTGGCAACTTTGCTGGTCTCGTAATCCCACAGTACCTCGTTGATCTTGCAGCACCTCTTGCTCGTGCAGGTCGCCCAACAGCAGACTTCGCAACAAACAAGATGGTCTTGCCTCCAGCAGGTATGACTCTAAATATCTCTCGCATGACTACTGGTACATCAACTGCAGTTCAGGCTGCTGAAAACGATGCTATCTCAGAGACAAACGCTGACGATACACTATTGACTGTGAATGTTCGTACAATCGCAGGTCAGCAAGATATCTCAAAGCAGGCGATTGAGCGTGGAACTGGTATTGATGCATTCATCATCCAGGACCTTATCCGTGGATGGCATACAACACTTGACAACCAGATCCTAAATGGAGATGGAACATCAGGTTCTATCCTTGGTCTTTCAAACACAGTTGGAATTGGATCTGTAACATACACAGATGCTTCACCAACAGTTGCTGAACTATATCCAAAGTTGGCAGATGCTTACCAGAAGATTCAGACTGGTGCATACATGAATCCTACACACTGGATCATGCATCCTCGTCGCCTTGCATTCCTACTCTCAGCAGTAGATTTGTCAGGTCGTCCATTGGTAGTTCCAACACTAAATGGTCCAATGAACGCATACGCAACAGGTTCAGGTCAGGCATTCTACGGTAACTCAGGTTACTCATTGATGGGTCTACCAATCGTTGCAGATGCGAATGTTACAACAACAGCAGGTGCTGGCGGAAACGAAGATGAAATCTATTGCGTAACTGCACCAGAATTCCATCTTTGGGAGCAGGCTGGATCACCATTTGCATTGAACTTTGATGCAACAGGTGCTGGTTCTTTGACAATTAAGTCAGTCGTATACGGATACGCAGCAGCAACTGCTGGCCGTTACCCTGCAGCATTCTCAAAGATCTCAGGAACTGGTCTTGTAACACCTACATTCTAAAGTTTGCATAGTTAATTCTGTGCAATACTTAGAGTAATCTAAGGGAGAGTGGGCCTGGATGAACCCCGCATTTGGGTCCACTCTTTTTAGAAAAGGAATTTATGAATAAGATTAAAAAGATTTTTAGAATCAAGAAGGAAACTGCAACTGCTTTACCTAAGATGGAAAAAGCAATGTTGCCTAAATTGGAGAAGAGGAGTAAATGAGTAGACCTACGCTTGCACAAAGTCAGCAACCTACTAATGTTTATACGACATTAGCAGATGTAAGAAACAGCCTGCAAATTGAAGATAGCAATGATGATAATGAAATTCAGATGGCTATTCTTGCTGCAAGCCGTATGATTGATGACTACTGCCAAAGATCTTTCTACCAAGAAGGCACATTAGCAGCACCTGTAACTAAATACTACACACCTGTAAATCCGTGGTACTTAGAGATTGATGACCTTATTGAACCTACAGAAGTAAGAACAAGAGCAAATCAATCTGGACCATTCAACCAGGTATGGAATTTAGACACAGACCTTATGTATGAGCCTATTAATAATCCAGAAACGGGCAAGCCTGTGACCAGACTATTAGCAATTCAGACATATGTATTTCCTTACTTCTTTCCACAGACAGTTAAGATAAGTGGAGTTTGGGGCTGGAAAGAAATACCTTATGAAGTAGAACTTGCTTGCAAGATACAAGCAGCAAGATTATTTATTAGAAAGCAGTCTCCGTTTGGTATTGCTGGTTCTGTAGAATTAGGAACAGTTCGTCTTAATTCTCGCCTTGATCCAGATGTTGAGATGCTACTAAAGACATTCCGTAGAAACTTTGGATTGGCCTACTAATGATTACAAGTATTAGCGCAGTCAGAGAAGGCATAAAGAAGAATTTACAAACGATCAACTTAAGAACTTATGATCTGATACCAGATGTAGTAGTTCCACCATGTGCAATTGTTGGTCAATTAGATTTCACATTTGACGCAAGCATGGCTCGTGGCTTAGACACAGCAACTTGCGATATTTATGTGATTGTTCAAAGATTTTCTGAGAGAGCAGGACAGGACAAGTTAGATGAACTTCTGGCTGGTGGTGGCCCTAATTCAATTAAGGGTGCCATGGATTCAGATGTGACTCTAAATGGTTCTGTTAAAACTTCCAGACTCGTAAGTGCAGAAAGTGGTACTTATCAAACTGGTGATCAGACATATCTATCTTATCGTTACAACCTCGCAATTTGGGGCTAAGGAGAAAACAATGGAATATATAGTTACCTCAACTAAAAGGATTTGCGGTAAGATTAATGGTGAAAAACTTACCGTAGATGATATACTTAGCAATGGAGGAAAAGTTGAAAGACTTCTTGCAGCAGGGCATATCAAGAAAGCATCAGAGACACCAAAAGTAGTAAAAGAATCACAGTTTGACACAAAAGTTCAGGAGCCAGAAGTTCCTGTTTTTAATACAAATAATCACGAAGGAGATAAATAATCATGGCATATACACCAATAGTGTTAACAAATGCGTTTGTAAGCATTGACGGAACAGATTTTTCTGATCATGTTACAAGCGTAACTCTTAACCAGAATGTAGACGCAGTTGAGACAACTGCAATGTCTGCAGCAGGTGCAAGAACTCGTGTTGGAGGTCTTAAGGACAATTCAGTAACAATTGAATTTAACCAGGACTTCTCAACAGCAGAGTTGGAAGCAACTGTAAACGCAGTAGGTACATCTTGGGTAGGACAAAACGATATTTCAGTTATCGTTAAGCCAGATGGCTCAACCACATCAGCAACAAATCCATCATACACATTTGATGTTTTGGTTTCAGAGTGGACACCACTAAACGGAGCAGTAGGCGAACTCGCAACTGTTTCTGTTACATGGCCAGTAAACGGCGACATTACAAAGAGCGTTACACCGTAATCTATGAGCGCATTAGTCTTAACCAACGCATATGTTCAGTTGCAAGAAACTGGCTCTGGAACAACCTGGGATATCTCAGATTTTGTTACTGGAATCACTCTGACGACCTCACATGAACTAATTGAGACTACACAAATGAACGATGTTTATAGAAAGATGATTGCAGGATTAGGACAGAATCAAGTCACATTTGAATTTAATCAAGACTTTGAAACTGTCGTAAATGCAGCAGGTGGATTAGAAGCAATAATCTATCCATTTATTGGTACTACACTTAGGTGTAGAATTAGACCAGTAAACGCTGTTGTAAGTGCAATTAATCCACAATATCGTTTTGACATGGTAATTTCTGAATGGACTCCTTTATCAGCGTCCGTTGGAGAATTATCAACAGCAGTAGTAACTTGGCCAATTACTGGCGAGATTACAAAAACAACATCATAACCTTGAAGGGGTAAATATAATGGATGGACTACATATAAAGATAAAGACAAATGATGGAACAGATGGAACATTTCCACTGCGTCCAAGATCAATTGTTTCATTTGAAAACAAGTACAATAAGGGATTTGCTAAACTACTTAGCGAAGACCAAAAACTTGAGCATATCTACTTCCTTGCTTGGAGTGCCTTGAAGGACTCTGGCAAGTCAGTAAAGCCATTTGGAGATGCCTTCCTTGATACTTTAGACAGTGTTGAGTTGGTCGTAGACCCAAATTTAGAATCCACAGAGACAGCCTAACCTATCAGGTAGCAGTTATTTCTGTGGAAACTGGCATATCACCAGTTGCTTTACTTGATGCACCTGACGGTGTACTTGAAGCAATGGTTATTTATCTAAGAGAAAAAAACAAGGATGCGAGAAAAAAATGAGCCAAGATGCAATAGTGTTAACTGGAGTCAAGGAGACACTAACTGCATTAGCCCAATTTGATAAAGACGCAGTAAAGGGATTTAATAAGGTTATTAACTCTGAACTTCGTCAAGCAAAAGTTGAGGCACAAGGCTTTGTTCAGGCAAAACCACCACTTAGTGGATGGAAAACTGAACCTCCTCGTAAGCCTCGTAGTCGTGGTGGGGCTGGATGGCCTGCTTGGGACCAGAGTGTTATCAAAGCAGGCATCTCAGCATCCAAGGCTGAAGGTAAGGTCAGAGGAGACTACACCACTTCTGCAGGTGGACTAAAGAATAGATCTGCTGCAGGTGTTATTTATGAAATTGCGGGAAGAATTAATAAGTCTGGCACATTTGTAAGTAACTTGGAAAGAAAACAAGGAGATGCCTCTCGTTTAGTATGGAGGGCAGTAGACATTCATAAAGATAGAATTCTAAGAAATGTCTCTCAGGCCTTAGATGAGGCTAAAGCAAAACTACAAAAGCATTTAAATATGGAGAAGGGATAGTTCATGGCACAAGGATCTATTTACGCAAGAATTATCTCCCAGTACTCCGCTAAAGGTAGTAAAGAGGCAGCAAGAGATCTAAAGAGACTGCAAGCAAATATTGATAACTTTTCCAGAAGAGCAACACAGGCTTTTGCTGTCGCTACAGCAGCGTCTGCTGCATTTGCAATTAAACTGGGTAAAGATGCTGTAAAGGCTGCTCAAGACGATATTAGAGAGCAAATTCTTCTTACCAACACACTGAAGAATACAGTTGGTGCTACAGATGCTCAAATTGCTGCTGTAAACGAATATATTGATAAGACTGAATTACTGACTAATATTCAGGGAGATCAGTTAATTCCAAGTTTTAATCAATTGGTTATAGCCACTGGTAGTTCAACTGATGCCATGCTTCTACAAAGCGTTGCAATTGATTCTGCAGCAGGTTCTGGAAATGAATTAGCAGCCACAACAGCAGCCATTACAAAAGCAACTCAGGGTAACTTTACTGCTCTGAAAAAGATGTTCCCTGCGTTAGACGCAAGCATAGTTAAGAATAAAGATTTAGGTGCTGCATTACTCTATCTTGATAAGACATATGGAGGAACAGCAGAAGAATTAGCAAAGAAAGATCCATTTGGACAATTAGCCGTTTCTGTTGAAAAACTAAAGGAAAAATTAGGTTATGCCTTAATTCCTGCCCTTACAGATTTTGTTAAATATTTAATCTCAGATGTTATTCCAGAACTTGAGTATTGGCTTGAACTCAATCAGAATGGTATCAAGAGATCCTTAGACTCTGCCGTTTCAAATATAAAAGAGTTTGCTAAGGCTTTATCAACAATCTTTGATGTTCTAAGAGCCATTAACCAGGTTTTACCACTTGGCGTAGCAGGATATATTCAGTTAGGTGCAGCACTTTATGGTGCTGGTAAGGCTATCGCTTTTGCTGGTGGTGCTCTTAAGGCCTACACATTATTTGCAAAAGCAAACAAAACTGCAACTGATAAGTTGGCTCCAGCAGCAACTGGTCTTGCAGAAATAGTTAGAAAGTCAAACGATGTTACTTTGCAGGGAAATAAGATCCAGAGAAAGTTTAATGCTGCCTTAGTTTCAGTAATTTCAACATTTAAACAACATCTTATTATTACTCCAAAGGCCACTGTTGAAACTTATAAGTTGAATGCTGCCCTTAAGGGAACAGGTACTGCAGCAACATTAGCAAACGGTGCCTTACTAAGACTTAAGGCTACCTTTGTGGGTGCTCTTGCATTTGCCAAGAAATACTTTAAGCAGATTCTTCTGCTCATTGCAGCATTTAAGACACTTGACTGGATTATGAAGAAGGTCTCTGGTAATGAAACCAAGACACTAAGCGAATCAGCCCAAAAACTGTCTAACATGTTTGAGGCTCATGACAAGATGAACCAGTCAATGGACGATGCTGTTAATAAGTACAGAGCAGAGCGTTCAGCAATAGAAAGTGTTTCTAAGGAAGAAAAGGCTCGTCTTGCAGAACTTGCAAAGATGAAGGCAATTCAGTTGGCTGCAGAACAGCGTCAGGCTGCTGCAGAAGCAAAGAGAACTGCCGTATTAGCAAGACTTAAGAAAATGCAGCAGGTACCTGGAAAGGGTAAGGCTAAGGTTGGTGGAGTTGTTCCAACAAGCACTCTTGAGTCTGCAGAACAAGAAGCAATTAACTTTAGAGCAGCAGAACTATTATTAATTAAGCAAAAGGATAACTCTGAAGAGTTAAAGAGACTTAAGGCACTTAGAGACAGAATTGAATATCAAAAACTTGTCAATGACTTATCTGAAAGATATGTTGATATTCTCCGTGTTCTTGGTGATCAAAAGATTACTGATGATGAAATTAAAGCACTTGCTGCTGGTTGGAAGATGCCAGTTGAAGCAGTTAAGGCATACCTAATTCAATTCCAGGCAGTATCTGATGGAAAGATTAGTGCTGACGAAATAACTAATCTTGCTAAGACCTGGGGCAGTACAGAAGAGCAAGCAAAGAAATATCTTGAGTTCTACAACTACATAAATGATGGCTTCTTGAGTGATGATGAAATCAAGAAGTTAATGAAGAGTTGGACAATGACTGAAGAGGAAGTCAGAAAATATGCTGATTTTGTCCAGGTTGTAAATGATGGTAAATTAGATGACTCAGAAGTAGTAAAACTACAAGACAAATGGAAACTATCTATTGATGAGGTTGTTGCTTATATCAAGAAGATTGGTTCTCCAGTTTCTTACTCAGGTACCCTCATTGATCCTGCTAAGGCAGCAGAAATTGCATGGCTAAACGCTGCTGCAGCCCTACAGAAGTACCTTGACCTATTAGGCAAGGGAACAACAACAATAACTCCACCAACTACAACAACTCCTCCAGTTATAACAATTCCTCCAAAGAATGATGGACTTGGTGGGTCTAAGACAGATTCAGCAGCAACAGCAGCATCCTCAGCAGCATCTGCAGCCTCTGCAATAGCGTATGCAGTTGCTAAGGCAACAGGTGACTCAACAAAGGCAGCGTTAGCAGCAGCAGGAGTTACTCCAAGTGCCCTTGCATCACAAGAGTCTGGAGCCATTGGAGCAGCATCTATAGCAGCCCAACTAAAGGCAGCAGAAGATCAAGTAAGAATTGCTTCATCACTTGCAGCATTTAAGGCTAAGGAAGCAGCAGATGCAGCAGCATCAGCAAATAACTCAATCTCAGATGCAGCATATGACGCAGCAGAAAGAGCAAGATTTAGAGCAATGTCAGGTGTTATGGCTGGTACAGGAACACCTTCTAACTCTGGTGGAGCAGTGAATGTGACTGTAAATGTTGCTGGATCTGTAACTGCAGAGCAAGACTTAGTTACAACTATCAGAAATGGACTCTTAACAGCACAGTAC